CAGGCTGGCATGAAAATGTCTGAATGCGTAACGTTGTGCGAAATATCTAAGACGATATTTCTTAAAGAGATGGGTTATATTTCATGATCAAGTTCAGCCGGTAAAGATTAAGTAAAAATACAAGCTTATTGATTAACGTCAGTAAGCATTTCAATGGCTCGGAGAGTCTAACTAATACGGCGGAGCTGTAAACATGGCAAAGCTGACTGAACAGAAGAAGCTTTTTTGCAAAGAATACCTAATAGATTTAAATGGTACTCAGGCCGCTATAAGGGCTGGATACTCTGAAAAGACAGCACAAGAGCAATCATCACGACTGTTATCAACTGTTATTATTCAGGACTTCATTCGCGACTTATCTAAGGCAAGAAACGATGAGCTTGATTACTCCGCTAAAGATGTATTAAAGCGACATATTGAGATAGACGAAATGGACGTTGCTGACATCCTAGATGATCAAGGCAATATGAGGGCGATTAAAGACTGGCCAAAGTCTTGGCGCACCACTATTTCAGGCATTGATCTAACTAAGACCTTAGACAATGAAGGTATGGCCACAGTGATAAGCAAGATTAAGTGGCCAGACAAATTAAAGAATATTGAGTTACTTGGTAAGCATGTAAACGTGCAGGCCTATGGCGCTAATATTATGGGCCTTGGCGATGAAGAAATAACCTCATTGAGGGTTGAGGTCATAGATGCAAGGTCGGATAAGCGCAAATAGGCCGCAAGCCGAGTTCCTGCAAATACAAAAGAAGTTCAAAGCGTTTGTTGGTGGGTTTGGATCGGGCAAGACATACGCTGGATTAATTGACCAGGCTATTCACTTTGTAGAAAAACCAAAGGTAAATCAAGGTTACTTTGCTCCCAACTACGGGCAGATAAGAGACATATTTTTCCCCACGGCTGAAGAGGTTGCTTCAGGCATGGGTTTGAAGGTGGATATCAAGGTCTCTGATAAAGAGGTTCACTGGTATAACGGGCGCAATTACATTGGCACTACAATATGTAGATCAATGGATAATCCATCAAGTATTGTTGGTTTTAAGATTGGCAAAGCGCTGATTGATGAAATCGACATCATGAGTACTGATAAAGCAACACTGGCATGGCGTAAGATAATCGCTAGGCTAAGGTGGTCAGATAAACGCAATTGGATAGATGCATCGAATGGTGCGGCGGTTACGACAACACCAGAGGGTTTTAAGTTCGTTCATAAACAGTTTGTTGAGCATGTCGAGAAGACGGGTAAGCATAGCTATTACGGAATAGTTCACGCAAGCACCTATGAAAATGAAAACAACTTGCCTGATGACTACATTGATTCACTTTTTGAGACGTATCCACCAGAACTTATAGCGGCCTATATTGATGGCCAGTTTACGAATCTTACAAGCGGCACTGTTTACCGTAATTTCAATAGGGTGGCCAACGGTAGCCATGAAGAGATTAAAGAGCGTGAGCCGCTATACATAGGGCAAGACTTCAATGTTAACCACATGGCTAGCTGTATATTCGTTAAACGCGACAATGGTTATCACTGTGTAGCTGAGTTGGTCGACGGTATCGACACGCCAAGCTTGATAAAAACGATTCAAGAAAAGTATTCAGAGCACAAGATCTACATTTATCCTGATGCTAGCGGTAAGAACACATCAAGCAAGGGCGCGTCAATTTCCGATATTGGATTATTGAAAGCGGCCAAGTTTAATATTAAGGCTAAGAGCAAAAACCCATTCATTAAAGATAGGGTGCTATCAGTAAACACGGCTTTTACAAAACAAAAGATTTGGGTTAATGCTAAAAATTGCCCAGAAACAACAAAGTGCTTAGAGCAACAGGCTTATGACAAAAACGGCGAACCAGACAAGAAAAGCGGAGTTGATCATCAAAATGACGGCTTTGGCTACTTTTGTCATTACGAGATGCCAGTCAATAAGCCATCAATCCAAGTTGGCGCTATGGCAATGGGCTAATAAATGAGCAATTACACACAGTGCCATAAAGATTATACCGAACGCAAGAAACAAGTTGTTAAGGTGCGCGATGCTATAAAGGGCCTAGAGCATATCCAGTGTCAAGATGAAGATTACTTACCTATGACCGCTGGAATGAAAGGCCGCGATCGAGCTGGTGAGTTGTCGAAAGATAATTCCAATATCAAGCTTGGTACCGCTCAGTATATTGAATACAAGTCACGCACGTTCATGCCTGACATCGTTCAAGACGTTGAGAACGGCGTCATGGGCTTAGCATTCGCTCAGGACGTTGAAAGCAATATTGATTACGCTATCACTAAAGATGGCCGCGACGGTAAAGGCTTAGCGGTTGATATGTTGCGTGAGGTTCAAGAGACCGGCACGCAAATACTCGTTGTTGATGCGCCAACGGGAAACGGTGGTGAGCCTTATATATCTGAGTACTCGTTTGAGAACTTTATTGATTACGCTGTACATGATGACAATAAGTCATTGTTTGCAGCGATTAAGTTGCAAGAAAATTACTTTGCTCCAGAAGATAAGTACAAGATCGATCCAATAGAGCGGTATCGTGAGTATGAGTTAATAGATGGCAAGCCATGGCAGTTCATAAGGACTGAGACGGGCGAAACTATCAGTGATGTTCAGCTTAAAATAGACCAGATACCGGCCTTTGTTGCGGGTAGTGTCGATAACTTGCCAGGATATGACCCGGTGCCGTTACTGCCTGTCGCTAGAGCGGCCCTACAGATTTATAAGGACTCAGCGGACTATGGTCAATTTAAATCGCTCTACGGACAAGGCACGCCGTATGCAAGCGGATTGACAGATCAAGCAGAGGCCGACAACATTATGTTGATGGGCTTTGGAGCTGGTGCCTTTTGGTATTCCACAAGCGATGAAGCAAAGTTTGGCATGGTGGAGGCTGGCGAGCGTAGCGATGAAATGTACATGAGAGCCTTTGAGCTTCAAATGAAATACGCAGAACGTCACGCCGTTGCAATAACACAAGATACGGCAGGCGTTGAAGCGGCTCAGTCTATGCATCTTAGAGCTGCGACTAAACACGCAAGTATTTTCACAATGCTTAATTCGATATCTAACGCTGTCGTAATGTCTACTAACTTGAAGTTGAGGTGGTTGGGCAAGCCAGAGAATGCAGAGTTTCAGCTTGATACTAATTTTGACAATAAAGAAATTAGCTCGCAGTTAATAGCGGCGCTTGATCGGTCGGTAACGTCTGGTAATACAGCTGTATCAGTTCTATGGAACGCTCAACGCAAGGCGGGACTCACCGAAAAGGACGATAACGCCCTAGAGGGCGAGATACAAGATAGGCCAACATAGCAAAATTCACAAGGTCGCTTGAATGCGGCCTTTTTTATGAGCGGCGGAGTCTGCTTTAAACCTAACCTACTCGGAGAGTAACAACATGAAATTTGATTTAACTGGCTTTCAAGCCCCAGAAGGTTTTCCTAAAGAAGCATTAGCTAGCCCTGAATTTGAGGCTTATCTCGATGAGGTAAGTGAAAAGCAATTGGCGGTTCATAAGGCAAGCTATACCGAAAACATGACGGCTGCTACTACAGCCAAGGCTATTGCAGATCAGAAGACGGCAGACTTACAGTCTAAGCTTGAAAAAGCTATTGCCGATGGTTCTGGAAACGCTGACATTGACAAGGTGCGGCAACAGCTTGCAAAGCAGAAAGAAGAGTCGGCCTTTGAGTATCGCGGTCAGATAGAGGCTATGAAAGAAGAGAGCGATAAGGTCAAGAAAGAACTTGATACGACAAAACAAACACTCGAGCAAACCGAGTTGAAGCATTTTCTTCGATCCGGCTTGAGCGAGTACAATGCTAAATACGAAGCGGTATCGATCCGTGACGGCGGCGCAGAAGATTTTTTGATTGAGAAATCTTTGGGTAATTGGAAAAAGTCAGAAAGTGGTGAGTATAAAGCTTACCACAGTGACGGCACTCCAATGACTGGCCCTGATGGACCTATTACCAAGGCAGATTACTTCGCTGCTTTGCGCGATAAGGCCGATACATCATTTTGTTTCAATCAACCTACAGGTGGCGGAGCTACTGGTGGAAATGGCGGCGGAGCTGGCGAAAAAACTATGGCGAGAAGTCAGTGTGAACGATTAGATCCTTCTGAACAATACGCTGCCACACAATCACACCAAATAATCGAAGGTTAATTTTAAATTATGGCTACTACAAATACATTAACGGGCTTAATCCCAACCATTTACACCGCATTGCATGAAGTTAGTCGAGAAAACATCGGATTTATTCCCAATGTGTCTCGAAATTCTAAGGCAAGCGGCGCGGCCGTCGGTCAAACTGTTGAAGCGCCGATTGCGGGAACGGCAGCACTTGAAGATATTGTTGCGGGTCAAGAGCCTGCGAATAGCGGCGGTGCCACACATACTAAAAGCTCAGTCACTATGACAAAAGCCAAGGCATACCCTATTGTATGGAATGGCGAAGAGCAATTAGCAATGGGACCAAGCGGACAATACAACACTTTGCTAGCAGATGAGTTTAGCGAGGGTTTCCGCGCTATCTCGAACGCTGTCGAGTCTGATTTAGGCGATCTCTACAAAAAGGTTGCTCGATCTTACGGCATCGAGGGTACCACACCATTCGGCACCGCAAACAACCATACTGATTTTGCTCAGTCGAACAAGATGCTTGATGATCTTGGCGCACCGGCTCAGGGGAGAATCATGGTTCTAGGCTCTGCCGCTCGCGCAAACGTTGAGGGTATTCAAACTGGCTTGTTTCATGTAAACGAGGCTGGCGACAATGGAGCCATGCTACGCAATCGTCAACAACGTCAATTGCATAACTTCACTATGGGTTACTCAGCAGGCATTAAGTCGCATACAGCGGGCGCAGGCGCTTCTTACTTGCTTAATGGCGCATTGGCGGCCGGTGACACGACTATCACGGTGGACACTGGTTCTGGCACCATTTTAGCTGGCGATGTAGTGACTATTGGCGGCATAAACCACGTTGCTGTAACAGCATTGTCGGCAGGTGTATTTACCATTGCCTCACCTGGTGTTCCCGCTATTGTGGCTGACGACGAAGCAATCACTGTTAACACAACTGACTACACGGCCAATATGGTGTTCCACAAGAACGCTCTATTGCTTGCGACTCGAGCGCCTGCCATGCCTCAGGGTGGCGATAAGGCCGATGATGTAATGTCGGTAACTGACCCTGTTAGTGGGCTAACTTTTCAGGTAGCAATATACAAGGGCTACAAGCAAGTTAAATATGAGATTGGTTTAGTTTGGGGTGTAGAAGCGCCTAATGCTAAACATGCTGGAATCTTAGCAGGTTAAATGTAACAATGCGGCTCGCTTCTTAATGTTGCGAGCCGTTTACGGAGTGATTAAATGAGTAGACGAAAAAAGAACACTAACGCCAACACTGAGGCTTCAAATACTCAAGGCCCTGTTGAGGCTAAGGTTCAAGTTAACAGTAAAGTTGCTTTTGTTAAAATGGTTAACGATGACGGCAAAGAGGCCAACGTTCACCCACAAGAAGTTGATAACTACGCTAAGGGCGGCTTTAAAGCGGTCTAGTGGAAACTGAAAAGCTCGAGGATTTAATAGGCAATCAGCAATTAAATCAACATCGTTTTGGCACACACGTTACTAATACGATATTAAAGCTATTAAAGCGGTCTGATGATCGTTTAACGCTTCAGTTATACGATATTTTAGAGGGCTTGACCGAAAAAGAGAAAGCCCTTTTATTAAAGAATAACTTCACGGGCAACCGTTTAAAGCGGTTACGTGAAACCATTGCAGAAATGGAAACCGAGGTCACAAAAGTCGTTAGCTCGGTAATGGCTGACGAAGGTAGATCTTACGCAGCATTTGAATTACGGCGCGGCGCTCAGATTGCTATCGCGTCAGGTGTCGCAGATTTAGGCGTTAAGCTAACGACCAGTCAAGTTTATGCGGCGGCAATGTCAAGACCTATGAACGGTCGGCACATACGCGATCATATTCGGGATAGGTCGACAGCACACCGAAAACTGATATCATCGGCAATCAATGAGGGCTATGTTCTTGGTGAGTCGACCGATAAGATTATGCAGCGCATACGTGGCACCGTAGCGGCAAAACGCAAAGACGGCATACTGTACAAGCGTAACGGCAATATAGAGCGGCTGGTAGTTCGTAGTGCGTTGAATCACATATCGAACACGGCGACTATTGAGGCTTTCAAGCAAATTGGCGTTGAGGAATATTATCTCAGTCCTGTATTTGATGGCAGAACTTCGGATATCTGCCGAGGCTTAAACGCAAGCGGCATTACTTATTACAAGGTTGGACAAGGCCTATTGCCACCATTGCACCCAGGCGGATGCAGAACGGTAGCACTGGCTAGAACAAAATCAAGCGGCAAAACTTCACGTAAGCCATTTGTTAGCGATACAAGGCCAGTCGGTAAGATTCCGAAAGATGAGCGCAAGGGTAAAATAGGCATAACGAACGCCCCTAGCTTTGACGCTTGGTTGCGTAGACAGCCTATAGCGACTCAAAAAGAATGGCTCGGGCCAACACGTTACAAGCTGTTTAAAGATGGCGTAAAGCTTGATAGGTTCGCAGATCCTAGAAAGGGCAAGGCCTACAACTTAGCTGAAATTGAACAACGAAACGCAGAGGCATTTAAAAACATTGCGGCTTAGTGTATAGTTAAATCTAACTTGAGAGGTTTGATTATGACAACAATAGTAAATAATACGGCGCAATCGGTAGCCGTTGAAAATAAGCTGGTTTCTTACGAGGTTGATTATGGAAGTGTTGTATTTTATTTCGAGGGTGGTGTCAGCATAACTGTGAGCTCATTAACTGGTGAGCCAGCCTCGCTCATGCTGGAGGAATTTTTAGACGGCGAGCCAGTAAGATACACCCAGATTGACGCACTTACCGGCGAGAATGTAATTTATAAAAAGGCTGTAAGTAAGGAGCCAAAGGATTTGCATCAATTAGCCAGTCATGCAGACGTATATATTGATGGGGCTAAGATTGATTGGGACCTTGTTATTGACGCTAGCGAGTATACGGGCTGGGTTAAGCTTGACGAGGAATTAACTTTATCAAGCGCAATGTCAATTTCAGTAAAAACTACACGCTATTCAGATAGTGGATTTATTCTTCTTTCTGGCGATGTTGTCATAACCAATATCGTGAGGGCTGAATAATGACTGAATTGATTATAGCGCTAACGGTTATCTTTTCGTTGGCTGGTTTTGGTCTCAGTACATGGTCGATGCGCAAGATAACCAACACTTCAGCCCCTGAAATATCTATAGATGATGTCGCGTTACTTGGATTAGATGATATAGAGGCTCAGGCGGCAATTATTGCGCTCAGCAAGGCGGGAATTACCGCAGAGCAAACGCGCGAGAATTTCAAGGAGTTCGTGGCTGAACTTATCGCGAAAGAGATCCAATCAAAAGCGAGTAATGAAACAAGCGAAATTGACGTTTAAACTAATCCAAGGCGGTGAGACGCCAAAGCCTCACCGCAAGCAAAACCAGAGCGATGCAGAGATGATGCATTGCCCTAAGTGCCAGTTAAGCGTATTTGAAACGGTAGTCATAAACCCGAGGCGTAGAAACCTAAAATGGGATAGACGAACTGGTGAAACTAAATTGAGATGTGTGGACTGTAAGGTGATATGTGGATAATATAGAGACAACCGAGATATTAGCTAAGATGGGCGAGAGTATAGCTAGCGCATTGGTTGCCGAGAGTCAAACCGACTTAGCAAAGATGAAAACAAGCTTAGATGGACTTGATATTGATTGTCATATCAGGGATTATTCAGACGGCTTTCTCTGGTTAGATATTTACGGCGACTGCGCTCATATTGGCGTTGAAATCAAGTTCCATAAAGATGGATCAAGGTTTCGGGCGAATGGCAATGACTGACTTAGAAAAACTAAAGCAATGCCTTGATGATATTGGGGTTGAGTATATTGAATTTAATCACGCTAACGGGATAACGATAGAGATCGTAACCGCCACCTAAGCGATGCTCAGGTGGTATTTGTGACATTCAATAAGGATGGATCGATTCAGCAGTAACTAATAAACACAAAACAAACACAACGAAGTCGGCTTAGGTCGGCTTTTTTTATGGGCGAATGAATGACACTAATAATTGAGACAGGCGCAATTGTAGATAATGCCAATAGCTACAATACTATTGCTGAAATAACGGCATACATTGAGCTTCGAGGCTACACGGCAGCGGCAACGTTAGAAGCCGATGCAGTAAGAGCGTATGACTACCTAAGCTCGCTTAATTGGATAGTCGACCAGACTGTAGCCTATACCGTCACGGCCAAGCACAAGGCAGCACACAGCGAGGTAACGTATAGATTGTCTCAGGGTTTAGATCCAACTGCCGCGCCAAGTGGGCGCGTTAAGTCTGAAAAGGTCGGCTCGCTAGCTACTGAGTTTTTCAGTTCTGACGGCGGGCTCACCGGTGATAACTTTCTTGATTACATGCCTCAGGCAAAAGCGCTATTAAAAGGCTTGATTGTAACTCTACCTAAGACGATGGAAAGACATTGAGCGATCACAGTAGATTCGTTGCTCTGGCTGTTCGCAAGATTGAAGCCGAGGGACGATTGGTGACGCTTAAGTCATTTACAATAACGGGGCCAAGTTATGCGCCGGTTAAAACGCCGACCGAAACGACCACCTACGCGCTAGAAGTTAGCTTTACTAAACAAGAAATTGACAATGGCTTAGCAGGCGCTACTAGCAAAGTATTCTTGATGCCAGCATCGGCCAACGTTACAAAAGATATGACCGTGACGGACGGCTCAGAGGCTTCTATCACTAAGATTCATCGAGAACAGCCAGGCGAACAGTTGATTATGTATAGGGTTATCACTAGTGGCTAATCTAAGCGCATTAATTAAAGGCTATAAAGGCGACCTTGCCCGAGTGCATCGCGATTCTATACTTGAGCTTGGCAATCGTGTTGTTGATGGCACTCCGTTTAAAGATGGTCGAGCGCGTGGCGGATGGAGCCATAGCGGCCCGATACAGCTTGGCGTTATACATAGCTTCACAAATAACGTGGAATACATCATACCGCTAGAGTACGGGCATTCTAAGCTACAAGCGCCTCAAGGGATGCTTAGAATTAACGTTAGAAACTGGAACAGCATAGTCCAAGAGCAAATATGACAACACCAGCAATACGAAATTTGATAGACCCAATCATCGAAGGTCTAGGCGCAAGTGTGCAGGGTGAAAACTACAATTTTGAGGTTGACGGCCTAACCGAGTATCTAAGGGCTGACTATCTCGAGGCGAGACCAGAACAGAGTACATACGGAAGCGACCGCATACCGTCGATTTTGCAAATACGTGTTTACTTGAAAAACGGTACCGGCGTTCGATCTTCATTAATTCAGTTGATACTAGATACATTTCCAAAGAAAACAGAGCTAACAGGCGGCGGCGTAAATATCAGAGTTGATAGGTCTCCCACCGTTGGCCCGAGCATTTCAGACAACGGCTGGCATTACGTGCCGGTCACAATTCCTTATGAGGTTTTTAGATGAAAACAATACAAGTATTTAAAGACGGTCGGTCATTATTTCCGTATGAGTGCGAATTAGCCGCATACGAAAAAGACGGATGGTCAACAAAAGAATCAAAACCAGAGGTTAAGACCGATAAGTCAGAACCAAAATTTAAAACTACCAAAACCAAAGAGGCTTAACTAATGAGCGATTTTCAAACTAATGCTGGCGCTACCTTTTCAGTATCGGCAGCGGCACCGGCAACATTCGATGAAGCGGGCTATGAAGCCTTGACATTCACCCCAGCAACAGCGGCTGAGATTGTAGACTATCAAGGACCAAACCCTGAATGGGATACGGTGACTGATAACAGCTACAGTACTGCCGATAAGTCAGACCAGAAAACAGGGCGACGCCTTGGCAGTGGCTCGATCAACCTGAAGTATAAAAAGACTAATACAGCGTTCTGGGACATTATCGAAGCGGCTGAACTGTCTAAAAGTGCAGTGTTATCGGTTCAATATGCTCATGATAACGGCGTTGACCTTCGTTTTTACACAATTCAAGTAAGCAAGGCTGGTGAAGTTCAAGGCTCTGCTGATGATTTCTTAATGCGCGAGATTGGCATGTTATTTCAAACCACTGTTGTTAAGGGTACTGTGTAATGGCTGATATCGGAGATTTTAGCGTAATACAAGAATCCAAACCTCTTGTCCTGCTCAACCCAAAGACTGACGAAGAGCTTGTTAACGATAAAGACAAGAAGATGACAATCTATCTTTATGGGCTTGACAGCAAGATTGCAAAGACAGCCTCACGCGAGCTCAGTGCAGAAGATAGGGAGGGCAAGAAAATATCTAAAGCAGAGCAAGAGCGACGAACGATCGACCTGTTGGCGAGAGTGACTGATAGATTTGAAAATCTATCAGTTGGCGGAAAATGCCCTTCAAGTGACCATGATTCTGCATTCAATCTGTACAAAAAATATCCTTGGATTAAAGATCAGGTTATTGAGTTTGTCGGAATTCGAAAGAATCATTTGGGAAACTCTCAAGAAGGTTAGTTGAGTTTATAGGGGCGTCGGTTTGGCTTTATGCTACGCCGGAAGGATACACCGCCCCTAGAGCTAAATCGACCAAGTTTAATCTGCCAGATATTCGAGGCGGTGAGGACTTGGTTGAGTATCTAAGCGAGTTAGGTAATTGCAAAATGGTTGGTCGTGAAAACGGCCAGCCTATTTTCGTTGGCTACGATCATTTGGATATCAGGGCATATCAACAAAACATGGGGTTTGAATTAACCCCGTGGGAAGTATTAACGCTGCATCAAATGTCTAGCGAATATGCGCGTAGTGCAAGCACCGCATTCGATCCGAAGACACTTGCACCGTATGAAGTAGAAACCGCTCAAGACAGAGCTAAACGCATTCAAGATGAGATTTTTAAATAATGGCTGATATTGCAGATCTAGGCTTTCGCGTCGACTCGAGCGGAATCTTGAAGGGTGAAAAGGCGTTAAACCGTCTTGATGGTGCTGGCAATAAGGTTGTTGACACGTCAAAGGCGATGAATGCAGCGTTTAAGGCCAGCGCTGCTGCCATTGCCGCTGTTAGCGCGGCTGTGGTGACTGGAGTTAATAGGTATAAGGCTTACGGCACCGCTTTAGCTGAGGTTAACACTTTACTAGATTCATCGTGGGACAAGGGGTCGCTTGATAATTTATCCGATGGAGTGCGCGCCCTCACCAAGCAAATGGGTGGCGATTTAGTACAAAACACTAAGGCGCTTTATCAAGTAATCTCGGCTGGCGCTGAAGATTCTGCCGACGCTATAGGCACGCTTACACAGGCTAATAAATTAGCTATTGGTGGCGTCGCAAGTATCGAGGGCTCTGTAGATGGCCTTACCTCATCGTTAAACGCATACGCCAAACAAAACCTTATAGCGGCTGACGCTTCTGACAGCATGTTTACAGCCGTTAAGAAGGGTAAGACTACTATTGAGGAATTATCGGGCGTTATGGGCACAGCTGCGCCCATTGCTGCACAGGTTGGCGTGTCATTTGATGAGATGAATGCCGCTATCGCTACAGTGACAACTACAGGCGCAAGCACATCGGCAGCAGCTACAGGCCTTGTGGGTGTTCTTAAGGCTGTAATTAAACCCACCAAGGAGGCGGCAGAAGTTGCGGAAGCTTTGGGATTAGAGTTTGACGTGGCGGCGATTAAATCTAAGGGTTTTGCATCGTTCATAGAAGAGGTGGCAGATAAATCAGCGGGAAGCACTAAGATACTAGGTCAATTATTTGGTGATATTGAGGGCTTGAAAACCATCATGCAGCTTGGCGGCGATCAAGCGGCAACTTATGCCGATATACTAGAGGCAATGGGTCAAAAGGCCGGTGCAACAGATGCGGCTCTATTGAAGATGACAACTGGCACTGCTAGGCTTGGCTTTGAATGGGAAAAGCTAAAGGCTAAAACTAGCGACTATCTTGTAACACTTGGAGAGCGAGCTGCACCTATACTGCTGGGCGTTGTTGACAATTTTTCTTCGATAAGTAGAATTTTAGTAGAAACTACAAAAAACACAGCAACTTTCATCACTACATTTTTAGGCATCAGAATATTGCTTCCTATAATTGGCTCTGCTGGCGTTTCAGTGGCCACACTTGGCGTTAGGGCGTCTGTTACAGGTGTCGCTATGAAGGGGCTAGCGGCTACAGCTGGATTATTGAGAGGCGCGTTAGCCTTGCTTGGAGGGCCGGTTGGGGTTATTGCTTTGGCGGTGGCTGATCTGGTTTCATTTAATCGCAG